CGTGGTGCGGATATTCTTATAGTAGATGATCCCATTAAAGATGCCGAAGAAGCCCGGTCCCGCGCGCGTAAGGACTCAATATGGGAATGGTATCTAAGGGTAGCTCTCTCGCGTGTTATGGGTAGGGGCGGCGCGATTATCGTAACGATGACACGCTGGGCCGAAGATGATCTAGTAGGTAGGTTGACCGATCCAGAATTAGGCTACACTACAGAAGAAGACGCGGCTCAATGGCGTGTAATCAATATCCCTGCATTTGCTGAGGAAAATGATCCGTTAGGTCGGGAGATAGGGGAAGTGCTTTGGGAAGACCGGACGCCCAAAGCTTTTTTAGAGTCTTTTCGTCGTATGGACCCCGCCGGTTTTGCTGCGCTATTTATGGGCAAACCGGCACCACCAGAGGGTAACTTCTTCAAACGAGAAGGGATCCGGTCCTATCAGATGAAAGATCTCCCAACGAACCTACGCTATTATGCTGCATCGGATCATGCCGTATCTCAACTCCAAGGAAGGGATAGTACCTGTATGGGCGTAGTAGGTGTGGACGAAGAAGACAACATATATGTATTGCCTGACTTGATATGGGCTCAGTTAGACGCAGAAGACCAGGTTAGCAGTATGATGGAACTAATGACAACCTACCGGCCTTTGGTCTGGTGGGCAGAAAAAGGACACATATCTCAGTCTATAGGTCCTTTCCTACGTAAGCGCATGCAGGAAGAAAAGGTCTACGTCACTATATCGGAGCGTACACCGGTTAAAGATAAACAAACCAGAGCACAGCCTATTCAAGGCCGTATGAGCATGGGTAAAGTGTTCTTACCTATGTATGCCCCCTGGTATGCCAATGCGGTAGAGCAATTACTGAACTTTCCCAACGGCGCCCATGACGACTTTTGTGTAGTAGGAGACACCCAGGTATCTATGGGAGACGGAAGTAGGAAGGAGATACGAGACGTGGGCGTAGGAGAATATGTACAGACGCCAACAGGATCACGAAGAGTGGAAGCCTCAGCCAAAACCGCAGATTCCGCAGAGGTATACTTAGTTAAATTCTCCGATGGGACAGAGATAGAGGCTACGGGGAAACACCCGATAGCGACAACTTTAGGTTTTGTCAATGTGGATAGGCTAACGGAGGCGAGTGTGGTACTATGTGAGAACACTTCACAGGAGGCACCAGCATGGCTAAGAGAGGAACGTCTACAGCAGAGGTCATCGAATACCGGGGACATAGGTACAGAAGATACCCAAATAGCAAACACGCGCAGCATAGAAAATATTTTCACGCAACGGAACCTAGAAGGGGTTTCCTTCATAGGCACGTGTGGGAGGACAACTATGGATATATACAGGAAGGTCACGACGTCCATCATAGGAACCATGACACTTTGGACAATCGGATCGACAATTTGCAGAGCCTTCCTTTGGGGGAACACAGAGCACACCACATGCGGATCCGGTCTACTACGCCCGAGCATAAAGCACACTTGGATGAAATACGACCAAAGGCGTCTGCTTGGCACCGATCTAAAGAAGGAAGGGCTTGGCACGCTAAAATGGTTAAGGAAACTTGGCACAAGCGTAAGCGAAGCGAGGTTACGTGCGTGGAGTGCAACGCTACCTTTGAGACTCCTTTCCCTGATAGGTCCCAATTTTGCTCGACAGCCTGTGGTAATCGGAGCTGGCATAAACGTCAGTACCAACGACTTGTCCCCAAAGAGGCACGACGGGACTGCGACAGATGCGGAGCAGAGTATACCTACACGCAGAGATCACAAAAACACTGTGGGGTTACATGTAGGGACAAAGATCGTAATGAGCGTAGACAGGCTAAGAAAAAGGAAGCCCGTTTACAATCTGACAGTTGAGGGGGCGCATGTATACTACGCTAACGGAACGCTAACACATAACTGTGATTATATAGCCTGGATAGGAATTGGATTAAATAATATGATTCCCGCACAACGCGCCACCGCCTACAAAAAAGAAGAACCTCGCAGCGGATCACTAGAGTGGATCTTAAAAAGTAGTGACAGGATCCGTAAACAGCACGATACTACAGAGAAAACTTTAAGGTACTTTCACTAATGGAAATTAAGAACGAAGCGATAGAAGGCGAATCTTCCGTAGAGGAAAACCCCGCGGAGGAAGCCCAAGAAAAGCTAACAAAGGTGCAAGTCGCCTGGTGGCAAGGTCAAATTGAAAAAGCGAAGCTACACTGGAAAGATCAGTTTGATGCGATGAAATCTGATATGGCTTTCGCCCGAGGCACACAATGGCCAGGCCAAAAGAACGCGCGCGATCAGAATAAAGGCTATGTTGCCAATATTGTTCACCGTCACCTACGCCAACAGGAAGCTTCTTTGTATGCTAAAAACCCAACTGCGGTAGCCAGCAGGCGCAACACGTTAGATTTTATGATGTGGTCAGGCGACATGCGAGAAGTCCAGATGGCCCAGCAAACTATGATGCAGCTACAGCAAATGGGTCCTGAGGCTATGCAAGATCCTAATATCATGCAGATGGCGCAGCAAGCCCAAGCCCTTTTAGAAGATTATAAAACAGGTAGTGAATACCGTAAGCGTGTAGACCGCATGGGGGAAACGCTAGAAATTGTGTGGGAGCACCAGATAGGGGAGCAGCAACCACCATTCAAAAAAAGCATGAAACACTTGGTACGCAGAACGCTAACGACGTCCATCGCGTATGTTAAGTTAGGCTACCACCGGTTTAATGAAATGCGCCCGGAAGATGTTGCCCGCGTAACGGACTTAACCGAGCAGGTATCCTCACTGGAAGCTGGCCTAGAAGATATGAAGGAAGGGGACACGGAATACGACGAAACCAGTGTAGAGCTAGCAGAACTCAACGACTTGTTGGCCAAGGTAAAAAGCGATCAGGAAGCCTTCATGCGGGAGGGCCTTGATTTTGACTATCCTAGATCTACCAGCATTATTGTAGATCCAGCTTGTTACCAGTTAGATGGATTTTTAGGCGCACGATATGTAGTGCAAGAATTTGTATTAACACCTAAACAGGTAAGCCAAGTATATAAAGTAGATATAGACGGGGGCTTTACCCCCTACACGGATGAAGGATCTAAAGTAGAACAAACCGCAGTAGATAGCTTATCCAAAGCTGAAATGGAAGATCACAACGCCTTAGTATGGGAAATATGGGATAAGCACCAGGGGCAAACCCTGACTATATGCCAAGGGCATGACGAGTTTTTAATAGCACCACAGACTCCCGATGTACACCTTGAACGTTTTTGGCCCTTTTTTACTTTGATATTCAACGGCGTTGAAGATGAGAATGACCTATACCCGCCTTCTGACGTAGAGCTATTACGCCCTATGCAGATGGAGCGTAACCTAATGCGCCAACGCGTCAGAGAGCACAGGGACGCGGCGCTACCAGGACACGTAGTACCTAAAGGGAGACTAGATCAGGAGGATAAAGATAAGTTAGGCAACCGTGTTGCGCATGATGTGATTGAACTTAACGGGTTAACTGAAACCGACGATATCCGTCGTATACTACAGCCTGTCCCGACTAACCCGATTGATCCTAATCAGTATGAAACGTCTTCCTTAGACGAAGACGTGTACCGCTCGGTAGGCTCACAAGAAGCCGTGCTAGGTGGAACCAGCGGCGCGTCTGCTACAGAAACGTCGATAGGAGAATCAGCACGGTTAACAGCCACAGGTAGCTTTATAGATGAATTAGACGACTTCTTAACCGAGTTAACTAAATCGGCCTCTCATCTTATGCTTACCCAGATGAGCGCCGAACTGGTTAAAGAGATAGCCGGTCGTGGGGCAGAATGGCCAGAACTTACCGGGGCAGAAGTAGCCCGTGACTTATGGCTGGAAATCCGCGCAGGTAGCTCAGGCCGCCCTAATAAATCCGCGGAAATTCAAAATGTTGAGCGAGTTATGCCTTTCTTATTGCAGATCCCAGGGATCAAACCTAAGAAGCTAGCTGAAATGTTACTTGACCGCATGGATGACAAGTTAGACGTGGACGATCTGTATGATGAGAATATCCCGTCAGTCATAGCACAGAACAGTCAGAGCCAGGTTAGCACAGGCGATCCCAGCAGTGATCCAAATCAGCAAGGCGCCCAAGGGGGGAACAAAGCCAGGGCACAACAGGGGGACACCAATCTAGGTCCACGCCCACCAGAAGCACCTAGAGTAATGGATCCTAATAGATGATAGTTGAAGTAATGTCAATAATGGCATACAATTTTTATAAAGATTAAGGAGGCGTATCATGGCCGTAAAAAATACGG